ATTGCGCGCAAACGGATTGAACTGCGCTGCGGGCGAGGCTCCGCGCTTTGGAGGCGCGCTCCTGCTCGGCCTTGTCGGTGATGTGGCGCTCGGTCTCCCAGCGCGACTCCTCGGCGCCGTCCACGGTGACGCTGGTGCCAAGGTCAGTCGTGCGATACTTGACGTTGCCGCGGATGCTCGTCGTCACCGCGACCAGCAAGCCCGGGCGCAAGGTAGAGGTTTGCATTTGTCAGACTCCTGTTGCGTTTCGATACTATGCCACGGTGGCATAGCGGTCAAGCGGGAAGCTTGCCGAACATGCCGCGCGTGGGGAGGGCGCGGCATGGGCTGCAAGCTAGTCAAGGTCGATGGCGCGGCCGCTGCCGGCCTCGGCCTCGGCCTCACGGGTGGTCGCCGGGCGCGCGCGGCCCTTGGCCCACTCGCGCAGCCGGTCGATTTTCTCCTTGGCGGTCTGCGACAAGGGAACAACGCGCGCCGCGGCCTCGGCCAAGTCGGTCAAGGTCAAGGCGCGCTCGCCGTCGGCGAAAGCGGTAAAGAGCGCGTCAGGCACAAGTGCCGCGATCTCGGCGCCGGTGAATCCCTCTGTCGCCTTGATCAGGGGCGGGAACAACGCCAAGGGCTCGCGGCCGTGCGAGCGCAATGCCGCGCTGATGATGGCGTGGCGCTCGGTTGCGGTCGGAAGGTCGATGCTCCAAAGTTCGTCCCAGCGGCCCTTGCGCATAAGCTCCGGGGGCAAGCTGGTGACGTCGTTCGCCGTGGCGATGACGAAAGCCTCGCCCGTGCGCTCTTGCATCCATGAAAGCACGGCGCCCAAAGCGTCGGCGCTGACGCCGCCGTCGGCCGCGCCTTGCGTGGCGCCGGCAAGTGCCTTCTCGATCTCGTCCAGCCACACGACGCAACGCCCCACGCTCTCGATGGTGCGGAATGCCTTGCGGAGGTTGCTTTCGCTCTCGCCAACGTATTTCGATTTGATGGCGCCAAGGTCGAGGCGGAGCAAAGGCACGCCCCACGCCGTGGCTACAGCCTTGGCGGTGAGGCTCTTGCCGCACCCGGGCACACCTACCAACAAGGCGCCGCGTGGCGCCGGAAGCCCGTAGGCGCGGGCGCGGGGACTGTAGGCTGCCTTCCTAGCTGTGAGCCATGATTTCAGGTTGTCGAGGCCGCCAACGGCGTCTAACCCACCCGGGAGCGGATCGAACCATTCCAGCACGCCGGCGCGGGCGATGACGCGCTTTTTCTCGCCGGCGATGAGGACGGGATCAATGCGCCGGCTCTGTACCAGGGACTTGGCAAAGCAGGCTTCGGCCTCCAAGCCGGAAAGCCCCACGGCCGCGTCAATCGCCGCGTCACGCTGCCCATTGAGGGGCTCGATTTTTCCCTCATGCGGCTTTAGCGCGGTGTCGAGCAATGCGCCGATTTCGTCGCGGTCGGGGAGCGGCCACTCGATGACGATGGCGTCGCCACCGGCAAGCTCCGGAGGGATGGCGCCGCTCGGTGCAAGGATAATGATCGTGTGCCCAAGCGGGGGAAGCTCGCGGCTTAGGTTGCGCAATTGCCGCAGCGTGCGAATGCCAATCGGGCCGTCCATCCATTTGTGCAGGTCGCGCATGATCCACACCATGCGGTCAGTGCGGGCGCGCGCCTTGGCCGCGATCATGTCGAGCGTGATGCCAGGATCCGCATGCTCGTCGCTGGTGCCGGCGATGCGCTTGCCCGATAGATCAGTGAGCCCGGCCGCGCAGTCCCAAAACACGGGCATATACCCGGCGCTCTGGCATGCTTGGGCAAGGTAAAGCTCGACTCGCTTTTCCTCGGCTGAGTTAACCCACAGCACGGCGTTGCGCGCCCGGGTTAGCGCCGCGATATCGGCCGCGGCAGTCTGTGATCGTGTCGGCATTGCGTTAGACTCCTTGTCGGCGTGATTGCCGTAGATGCCGCCCGTGAGCGGCATCGGCTGCAATCAGGCGACGCCATAGGCGAGCGCGAGCGCGATCACCCAAAAGACCAGCGAGGCGCAAAGCCAAAGCTCCATGCGCGTCATGACGGCGAACCCCGGCGGATGAGGGCCCATGCGCTGGCGTTGGCACGCTTGCGGCGAAGCTCGGCCTCGCGCTCGGCAATCATCGCTTCGGCCACGCCATTGCCGTATCAAAGCCCCTTCTCGCGGTAGCAGGACCAGCACGCGACTAGGCCGCGGTCCTTGCGGCCAAGGCAGATGGGGCACGAGGTGTCCTGACGGACGTGGGGATTGTCGACGGTCATGATGCGCCCCCCACGTTGCACGCCGCATAGAAGCGTGCGCGGTCGAAGCGCGGGTTTTGCTTTTGGCAGAGGTCGGCCATGGATTGCGCGTTCTGCTCGCGCTCCCAGTCATCGGCGATTGCGCGGATGGCGCGGGCCAAGGCTTCGAAGTGCTTTCTCGTCATGGTGTTAGACTCCTTGTGTCAGTGGCGGGCGTAGTTGCCCGGACCTAGCTATGCACGTATAGCGCTGTAAGTCAAGCTCTGCCGTGCATTTATTTCGCACGGTGGCAAAAGGGCTTTTTTAGGTGCCTTGCGAAACGCCAATAATAAGAATAGCTTACTTGGGAAATGCGAACCCAAAACAACCCAAGGCATTGTGCGCTTTATCGTTTTTTCGATGATCGAAATAGTTTGCTTTATGTCGGCGTGTCGCTGACTGTGCTCCACCGCTTTGCATCGCACGGGAACGCGCCATGGTTTCAAGCTGTTAGGCGAATCGAGATTGAATGGCACGCGGACCGCGCGCTCGCATTGGCTGCGGAGCGCGCCGCGATTGTCAACGAGAAGCCGCGCTACAATCGCGCCCACAACGGTGGCGGTATGTGGGAAGCGGTAGAACGCCAAGAGCAGATCGCCAAGGCATTAAGGCCCACAGCCGCATGGCGTCGGCTCTACAGTGACGACGAAATGAAAGATATCCTAAGCTAGCGGGGCGGTCGGACGAAGCAACGCCCGGTGAACTGGAAGGGGGACTGACAGCCTCCCCGCTCCCGCGCAATATTCTTTCTTAGATGCCTAAGTGTCCAACTCAGTAGGACAGCATCGCTGTCCAGTTATCCCCACAATCCACAGGGCGCGGCTTACTACATCTTGTGTTTCGCGCAAGGATTTGACCAAGCGGCGCGAATCACGGCTGATTCGACTCGCGCGCGCGCGCGGCGCCTCACAGCCACGCGGGCCCAAAGCGGGCCATCCGACAAGGACCTGGGGGAAGCGATGAAGCTCACTCGCCGCGAGTTCCGCCGCTGGTTGGATGAGAGCAACGCGCCGCACCCGCTCGGCTGCGCCTGCTGGTCCTGCGTGCTGGAGTTGCTGCGCGAGATCGCGCTCTCGCCCCAGCTGTATCAGCCGGCGCGTCGACCGCTCGTCCCGCGCTCGATCAGGAGGGGTTCACCCGCCGCGGGTGAACCTGTCGTGTGATGGCTAAAGGTCGAAACTTCGCCCGCGTCACTAAGCGAGCCCAAGCCGGGCGCCTCACCCGCGACCAGGTCATATGGGGCCTGCATCAGCGCGCTAAAGCCGCCGCATCCCTCGGTAACCCAAACCCACCATCCAAGGCCCAACTCCGCCAGCAAGCCGCCGAAGCATGGCAAGAGTTCATGAACACAGAGCAAGGCCAACGCCTGCGCGAGCGCTCTCTCGGCGCGTTGGGCAAACTCCTCGACAGGCCGCGATCTACCCCCTAGCCTCCAATAATGCCAAAGGACAGACTAGGCCGCGATACGTCCAAACGATGGACACCAGAAGCCCGTGAGCGCCAGCGTCAACGCCTCCTCTCCATCCGTGATCAACAAACCGGCAAGCTCCCCACCGCAAATACCACCAACGGCGAGGTGTTGTCTGGAGACCGCGGCCCTAGTGATACTCGCGCCAGGCGCCGGTTAAACGCCACGACATTGGAGGCTCTACAGCGCGCTTTCGACCAAGGCGGGCAGCGCGCCATTAATCGCGTTATGCGCGAGTCGCCTGCTATCTTCTTGAAAATGCTTGTGCTTTTGGTGCCGCGTGAGATGCAAATCGAGCATTCGGGCGCCGTCAAGGAGATGACCGACCAGCAGATTGATGACGCTATCGCCGCCATCAAGGTGATGATCGCCGACCGCGAGCGTGCGGCCAAGACCATCGACGTCACGCCGTCGGCGGATACACCCTCTGCCGACAAGCCTTGATATTGCAGGAGAAATAGGCATTTCCCCGACCGTACCCATGTTCCAACCCATCCGTTGGGCGCGATTATGCAGCATCCATGGGCGCTAGGCGGCCGCGAGCATGCAGGGCACAGCCCCCACCCCACGCGCGCCCCCGGGGGAGGGGGGACGCTGAGAAAGAGAAAATTTCTCCAGGCCTCTCCCCCATATGCCGTTATTTTTTTGGTTTTGGGCTACCCTTCCCGACGGGTGCCGGCGGTCAAGGCGAGTCGGGGGTGGAGGATTGGGACGCCGGTCCTCCACAGATCACCCCTGGCCTATTTTTGTGGGACCTCCTTTTTGGGATTTTCGGGCGCGGTATTTACGCGAGCGCAGGGTTGAGGGGGAGGGATTTTTGGACGGAGGTCGGCCGCCCTTGTTTTTCTGTTGCAAACATGGCGGTGGGTTTGCAACATTGTCCGATGGGTTTGCAGCAGAAGCGGATGAGACCGGCGGTGTATTTGATTGGGGTGCCGGGTGGGTTTCTGAAGATTGGGGTTTCGAACGATGCGCCTGGTCGGCTACGGGCGCTGCAGATTGCGCATCATCAACCATTGGAGTTGTTGTTTTGGAGCAACTGTGAGGAGCAGGAATGCAATCGAGAGGTTCGGGCTGAAGATTTGGAGCGGAGGATGCACGAGTTGCTGGGGACGTATCGGACGCGGGGCGAGTGGTTTGAGGTGACGCTTGAGGAGGCGATGTTTGCGTTGAAGATGGCGTGGTGGGAGCGGGTGAGGCCGTTTGTTGTGGGGCAGTATTGGCGGCTTTGGCTGCGGCACGAGAGCGGAGAAGATCAGCCACAGTGACACGCCGGCGCGGCACGTGTTCTGGTGCCACGAGGTCGTGGGCGGATACGCGCGCGGCGCCATGGGAGAGAGTTTTGAGCCGCGGGCAGTTGGCGCCCGAGTGGCCTTCGGTTTTGCACAGTGGGCAGTAGGCTTTCATTTTTTCACCAGGTGCAGGCGTGGTTCGGGATCGTTTGGGAGGACATCGTAGCGGTGGATGGGGCGGGTATGAAGGTGATGAGGGTGATCATGCGTTTTGTGCAGCAACCGTCTGTTGTTCCCAACATGATGACGTGGGGTGCCGAGCGTGATGGGTTCACGTTTTTGGTGTCGCGCGACGATGCTTTTGGTGGGGCTATTGCGGCGAGTGTGAAGCCGTGTGGGGCGCGGCCGTTTGACGGCAGGCTCATTGAGTTGGGCAAGTTTGCCTCGCTGGCCGAGGCGATGGCGGCGTGTGAGCGGTGGCGTAACCGATGAGCCCGGTCGAGTGGCTGCTGCTGGTCGAGCTACTGCGGCAACAAGGTCCGGTCTGCATCGCCAAGGAGGATAGGAAGTTTCTCGGCGACATGGTCAACGTGCTGACCTTGGACGATCCCCCGCAACCTCTGATGTGGCAGCAGCGCTGGATTTTGACGCTGAAAAAGGAGTGTCGCCTCTAAGGAGCGAACATGCGAGTAGCAGTAGAGACGGATTTGAGCGGCCGGCGCAAGTATCTCCAGCCGGCGCCGCGCTTGCACGGCGGCTTCTGCAGCGACTGTGGCGTTGCCCCGGTCATCGCCGGCGCCCAGGATATGAAGGTGTGCCCGCGCTGCTACAGCTTGCTGTGGCACAAGGATTTTGTCTCGGAATATCGCCAGAGCCAAATGGAGAAGGCGGAAAAGGAAAGGCTGCGGCTCTCGCAGCTGCGCAAGGCGAAAGAGGAAATGAAGGCACGGGCCAAGCAAGGCGCGCATATCGTGCAAGGGGCGCATATCGTGGCGCGCGTCGCCTCGGCCGATAGCGCGCTGCTGCGCCTCAAGCGCCGGCGGCTGGTCGAGCTGCTGCACAAGCGCTCGTGGATGCTCTATGCCCAGCGGGAATAAACCCAAGAAGAAGTGGCCGTTCTGGAACGGAGAGCAGGTCGTCGGTCGTATGTCGCGACGGCATTTCGCCTGCATCATCCAGTATCCGGGCGACGACAACTGGTACCTCGTGCCGCGCAGGATACCCCCGAAGAAGCGCTGCTACGAGATCATCGACGCTCTGGAGAAAGAGGGCAAGCTTGCGCCTGATGCTGGAAGCTGAATACTGGATCAAGTGTCGGCAGCATAACGCTGGCTACGGCAGTTTCTGGTATTGTCAGTGCACCCAGGACGTCGAAATGGGATAGTGAAATGTGCTAGGCTTTGAGTCGGGAAGCCCTGCAAAAGAGGGGATCCAAAAGAGGGGAATAGGAGGAAATCATGCCGCGCACGCTGACGCTTCCGCTGACTGGCCAGATCGTTTGGTACTTCGCGGCATCCCCGCCGGCGGCCGCACCGATCGCCGCGCTGGTGGTCGCCTCGCTCGCCGGCCGCCCGGTCTCCGCCACGGCCTCCGCCATGACCTGGGCCAACGGCATCGTCACCGCCACCATCCCGGCCCAGAGCGATCCGGTCGGAACGATTTATCCGATCACGGTCGCCGGCGTCACCCCGGCCGGCTACAACGGCAACTATACCGGCACCGTCACTTCCGCGACCACCATCACCTACCCGCTCGCCTCCAACCCCGGCCCCGTCACCGTGCAGGGCACCGTCGCCTACAACTCCGGCTTCGACGGCACCGGCCAAAACGTGGAGTACTTCAATCTGGCCAGCTTCGATCCAACCACCGGCGCCATCTCGGCGCGCGCCGCCACCCCGTTCTACTACGGCATGCGCCCGGCTTCCGGCGCTTGGTGCACCATGATGCGAATAAACGAGCCGGTCGCCGGCGCCTGGCCGACCAACCTGGAAGCGCTCTCTTTCGCCGAGCATGATTTTTCTCCGCAGCAGAAACAGGCTGCGCAAGCCGCCCGCGTCGAGGAACTCAAGAAGGTAGCCACCCACGCATCCCCGGCGCTCGGCCCACACCTCGGCACCGATACCACCATCGCTTCAATGTCCGCCGCCAGCGCTTCGGCCGTCGCACAACATAATATGATGAATGACGACGAAGAGGACGAGCCGCACCCGCCGTCGCCCCACACCGCCAGCCGGCAATCAAGACGCGGAAGATAACGCTAAGCACTTAAGAGCTTGCGCATCTTGCCCTGAAACTGCTTGTGCGCCAGCATCAGCGCCGGCCGCGGCATCACGTTGTTGTAGCGCAACTCGCCAAGCAGATGCTCGACCAGGCTCAGCGCATCGTTGAGCGCGTCGGTGAGCAACGCCTTGTGATCGTTGAGTTCGGTAATGTTGAGACAGAGAACCTCGCGCGCCCGCACGAGCCGATCGATGTCGGCCGCGCGCTCCACGATCGTCATCTGTAGGCCGGCGATCTGCTCGTCCTTGCGGTTGAGTAACTCGGTCTTGGCGTCGAGCAGCGCCGTCATCAACTTTCCCTCCTCCATCAGCTTGGCAATGGTTTTGCTGCCCGCCTCCAGCAGGATGGCGGCCTCGGCGTCCTTGCCCAATCTCTCGGCGGCAGTTTCATCAGGCGTGTCGTCGGTCGTCATCCGGATGCCTCAATATGTGCCTGCGAACATAAATGCCGGAATGCGTCTCCTGCTGGCAGGCATAGCAGGTCTCGCATTGCGGCTCGCGCAAACGTGCCGGCTCGCGCCCGTTTTCCTGCGCGCGCCAACACGTATCGCAAATGGCAACCGTCGCCGCTCTCATCTTGCCGTCTTTCATTTGGCGTCACATCACTTAGCGTCAAAATGTTTGCAGGTGCCGACCGAATCGATCACGCCCTTGACCAAGGTGCAGCGTCCGCCGGTGCCGCCTCGCTGGATGCGGAACATGCTGCAGTCCTTGCAATAGCGATTGCGGTCATACGTCGTCTTTGCCAGGTGATAATCGGCCTGCGCCTTGCTCAGCGTCGGCGCCATGTTTTGCTCCCTTAATGCGCGAATGCTTCGACGGCCTCCAGGGGATGAGCCCGGGCCGCGGAAGCTTCTTCGTCCTGCGAAAACCGGTGTTCGCTCGCTCGATAACCCGAGTGCGGTTATTCCTGGTCATTTCGGTATCTCCAGCTTCACATGGCGGTCGGCTGAGCGGCGCAAAATCTCCAGCGCAAACTGCTGCGCCATCTTCCGCGGCATGGCGAGCCAGTGAATCTTCTTGCCGAAATCGATGATGATCTTGCCGGACGACGGATCGTTGGTGATGGTAAAGGTCAGCTCGCCCTCGTCGTCAGTCCGCCTGGCAAGCGGCTTTACTCTAGGATCGGTCATTGTTTCCTCACGCCTATCTTCTCTAGCGCATCGTCGAGCTGCTGCTTCATGCCGCCAAGCTCGCTCGGCAGCACCTGCCCCTCCGGCAACCAGATCAGCAAGCCATTGACCAACACCAACGCCGCATCGAGCGCGCGCACGACCAGCGCAGCATCGGCACGAACCTGCGCCAGCTCGCGCTCAAGCTCCTCAAGCCGTGCCTGGCGGCGCTTGATGTCATCCCAGAAGCTGTCGTCCATGTTGCATTTGTATTACGCGGCGCATAGGATGACAAGATGACGGAACAAGCCTCGCTCAACCGCTCCTCCGGTATCATGCTGCGCGTGCGCCCGGCCGAACGCGCGCGTATCGTCCATTGCGCGGAATCGCTCGGTCTGTCAGTAAGCGGATGGATCAGAATGCAGCTGTTAGAGGCGCTACGCTCAAGCGAGATGCGCAGTGACAAAAAAACAATCAGCGCAAAAAGGTACCAAGCGCGCGCCAGATCAGTTCGATCTCGCGCTGGCCGCGCTGGAAACCGAAAAGCGCGTCCGTAGAGAGCGTAAAGTCCAGGCCAGAAAAGGCGGCCTCGTCGCCTTCGTGCGATACTTCTGGAACGTGCTGGAACCGGAAACCAAGCTGGTCGAAGGCTGGCTCTTGGATGCGATCGGCCTGCATCTGGAAGCCGTCACCTTCGGCGATATCACCAGGCTGCTGATCAACGTCCCGCCCGGCAGCATGAAATCGCTCATGGTCAACGTGTTCTGGCCGGCCTGGGAGTGGGGCCCGCTCAATATGCCGCATCTGCGCTACGTGAGTTTTTCGTATTCCAGCGGGCTAACGGAAAGAGACAACACCAAGTTCCGCAAACTGATCACGTCGGAGAAATACAAGGAGCTGTGGGGTGAGCGCTTCAAACTCGAAAAAGAAGGCGAAATCAAAATCACCAATTCGAAAACCGGCTCGAAGTTCGCCTCCTCGGTCAAAGGCATCGGCACCGGCGAGCGCGGCGATCGAGTTGTCATTGACGATCCCCACGACGTGCACAAATCTGAATCGGATGTGGTTCGCTCGGATACCGTGCGTTGGTTTCGTGAGACGATTACCGACCGGCTCAATGACCTGGACGATAGCGCCATCGTCATCATCATGCAGCGGGTACATCAGGGTGACATTTCCGGCTTCATTCTCGAACAAGGCTGGGAATATTGCCACCTCATGGTGCCGATGGAGTTTGAGGCCGGCCGGGAGCCTTACAACCCGCTCGGCTGGAGCGATCCCCGATCCGAGGACGGCGATCTCGCGTGGCCTGAGAGATTTTCCCCAGAGGCTGTTGCAAATATCGAACGTGAGAAAGGTTCCTGGGCTTATGCCGGCCAGTATCAGCAACGCCCGGCCCCGCGCGGCGGCGGCATCATCAAGCGCGAGCACTGGCGGCCCTATACGCAAGAGGAATGCGGCAAATTTGGAGTGCCCTGGCCCAAGTTCCCGGTGATGAGCTACACGGTTCTTAGTCTCGACACGGCACAAACCGAGAAGAAACAGAATGATCCGTCCGCGGCCGTTGTCCTAGGGGTGTGCCGCGATATGTGGCAAAACCGCAGGCTGATTCTGATGTGGGCCTGGGCGGAACGCCTCGAACTCTACGAGCTTCTTCGCAAAATCGAAGAAACCTGTAAGAAATTCAAAGTCGACAGAGTCTTGATCGAGGACAAGGCTTCTGGCCACCCGGTCGCGCAAGAGCTTCGCCGCCGCGGTCGCGTCATCTCCGATGTGATGAGCCACAACCCCAAAACCCAGGATCGGGCGGACTTTGGAGTCCAACTTGTCACACCGGAAGGCGACAAGGTGGCAAGGATGTATGCGCAGCAGAACCTTTTCGAGTGTGGCCTCATTTATGCGCCCGCCGAGGGGACCGGCAACGGCGACTACCTCTTTAAGGATTGGGCCGACAAGGTCATCACCGAATGCGCCGAGATGCCCAAGGGAGCCCACGACGATCTCGCCGATGCAATGAGCCAGGCACTCGCCCACCTGCGCGCGTTGGGCCTCGCCACGCTGCCGGACGAGGACGAACTCGATCATATCGACGACCATAAGTACAAATCCGAGCCCCGACCGCTCTACCCAGCGTTTGGCTAACGGGCTAATCTCGCTTTCGATTCGTTGGGTAGCAGGAGAGGAAAAGAGCATCGTAGGAGTCATGGATGCTGATTCTTGCCTCCATCACCGATTTGCTCCAGCTTCAGGTCGGCAGCGCCGGCACCATCGACGTGCACGCCAGCTGGATGGACAATGTCTCCGGCGCCATCGGCCCCGGCCGCACCAATCTCGCCGGCCTGACCTCGGGCACCACGACAATCGTGGGATCACCAGCTTCCGGCGCCTTGCGCAACGTCAAGACGCTGCACATCTATAACCGCGGAACCGCAAACAATGTCGTCACCCTGATTCACACCGATGGTACCACCGCCGTGCAGCTGCACAGTATTACCCTTCCGCCCAGCACCAGCCTGCAGTACATCGATGAGGTCGGTTTTTTCAATACCATGCCGGGAGTGCCTGGCATGAGCAAGCTGATCACTCAGAAGGTGATCACCACGCCTGTCGCGACCATGGATTTCACCAGCGAAATCAACAACGCGATCTACAACGAGTACGAGCTTCACATCCTCGGTGTGCAGATCAATGCCGATGGATATCTGGGCCTGCGTGTTTCCGAGGACGGTGGCACCACCTGGCAGGCCGATCCGATCAATCAGTATGGCCACACCTACCAGGCGCAGACCGTTAGCAACACCAACTCCTATTCAGGCGGTTGGGCTGATAATCTTTGGCTTGGCACCAACATCGAGCCAACGAGCTATGATGCAAACTCGATCGCTTACGTGATTATTCGCACTTCCATGCTCGGTAAGGCCGGGGCACGCAAGCAGTTCATCGTCGATGGCATGATGCAGGCCGGTACGAGCGCGAGCCCGCAGGGGCCTGGGCGTGTGGTGATCGGGGGCACATTCTGGCACGACAATGCGCTGCCTACCGCCAATCCGCCCGTCAATGGCATACGTATCAAGACGATGCCCGACGGCGGCGCCGCGTTGATGAGCGCCGGCACCTTCAACCTCTAC